GGCTCCGGAAAAGGCGGTCGCCCATTCCATGTCGTTCATGTCGGCCATGATGGGTTTGAAAATCCCGTAGGCCGTGGTGAAGGTGCCGACCATCTCCTGGGTGGTGGCCTTAGTCGCCTTGGCGGTCATGGCGGCCATGGAGGTGAAGACGCCCACCGCCTCGTCGCTGAGGTTGGACAGGGCCGATTTCACGTCATAGGTGGCGGTGATGAAAGCGGCCTTGTCGGCACCGGACCACTGGTTGGTGAAGGATTCGGCGGCGTCTTCGATAGCCCGGAGGTCCTGCACGCCGAGGGATGCCAGCTCGCCAAGGGCCTTTTGGGTCGCGGCGGTGGAGGCGACCAGAACTGCGGGCGCGGCCATCAGGGCCAAACCCGCCCCCAGCATCATGGTGCCTTGCTGGATACGGTCCATGTTGCGGGTCATCCGCTCGCTGGCATCGGCCACGGTGGAGTCCAGATCCATCATGGAGCCACGGATGCGCTGTGCGTTCTGCGAAAACGCATCCTTCATCGATACCACTATGCCCAGTCCGAGATCGCCGTTCATCTATCGCCGTTCCGTTTGCTCACGTTCAAAATCAAGCTGCCGCTCGAGGGCCTCGACGAACTCTCGCCGGACCCTGAGCGGCAGTGAGCGGGTTTCCGAATAGCCCCAGTGCAGTCCGCCGTAAGCGAGAAAAAAAACGTCGCTTACAAGCGAACTCCGGGGAACAAAAAAGCTGGTTCCGCCTCCAGGCGGGTACGGATACGGGTGCCGCAGCCGTCGCATTCCATCTCGACCGAGGTGTCGATTCCCGCGTCCACCCGCGACATCTCCTGGCGCAGGGCGCTGCGGTCGCGCATCGACATTTCCGCCAGGCTTTTCTTGGTGGGTGCCTTGCCGTCGATGTCGAGAATCCGGATCAGCATGGCCGAAGTGATATTCGGCTCACGCAGGCTGGCCAGGCGCTTTTCTTTGTGGCCGTCGAGATAGCCGTAACGAACGGCTTTATTCGAGCCGGGCAGTTTGAAAGCGAACTCCCGTTCCTCTCCGTAAGGCGTGACCTTCAGCTCTTCGAGGTTGACGGTCACGTAGTTGGTCATGCGGCAGGCGCTATTCGGGCAGCTCAGCTCCAGCTCCACCTCGTCACCGAGGGAAATCTGGCGCAGACGGACCAGGGAGAAAAGACGGTCTCCCGAGAGCAGGTTCAACACCTCGCCGATATCCGGGTCGCTCTTGTCGCCCAGCTTCACGAAGCAGTTGCGAAGCACCTGGTTGATCGCCTCTCCGGAACGGATCAGGCGTTGGTTGGTGAGCAATTCTTCTTCGGCACCGGTCATCTCCCGGAGCTCGAGTTCGATGCCGCTTGGTAGTTCAAAGGTGTACATGGTCGATCCTCCGGGTTAGGTCCAGTATTGGAAGCAGATGGTCAGCTTCTCGATGGTGTTTTCGGTGTTGCCGCCTTCGAGCTCGTCGTATTCGAGCGCCTTGACCCAGGCCCCGTGCAGGGTCCAGCGGCGGGTCTCATTACCGGTGCGGTCGTAACGGACAACGTCGATGTCGCGCATGTAGTCGGCCGGAAGACCGCCGGTGACGGCGTTCACGTCCACCTGTTTCTTGATCCACTCGCGGGCCGCCTCGTCGGAGCCGTCCTGCAGGTTTCCTTTTTCGAGGGTGATGTCCTCGAACTTCACCCGGCCCGCCACCTTCTGGTCAAACATCGAACCGGCCGGGGCGAAGGCCACTTCCTCGAATTCGGTTTTAGGCTCCTGTCCCTTGTGGAACAGGGCCACGTCGAAGCCGTTTACCTCGATGGCGAACTGCCAGTTCTGGTAAAGGCTCTTGGGCATGTTTCCGCTTCTCATAGCCGTGTTCTCCCGTTAGATGATTTCTTTGAAGTCAGCGCCGGTGCTGGTCAGGATGAAGTTCAGCTCGATGAACTCCGCCGTCTTGGTCGGCTTGACGAACACGCGGGCCACCATTTCGTTGCGGTCGATGACTGCCGGGGTGTTGGTCTCCTCGTCGCACTGGAAGGCAAAGTCGTAGAGACCGCCTTTGTCCTTGATGTCCTGCAGGAAGGGGTTGATCAGGCGGCCGAGGGCACGCCAGGTCTGGGGATGGTTCGGTTCGAACACCACGAAGCGGGATGATTCCGAGATCGCTTCCTCCATGAACATCATCAGGCGGCGGACATTGATGCGGTCCACGGCCGAGGGCTGGCTTTGCAGTGTCTTCTGCCCCCAGATGTTGATGCCAGTGTCGGGGAACACGGCGATGACGTTAACCCCTTCCGGATAGAGCACATCGCGCTCGCCACGGCTGGTCTTGTAGGCCAGGGAGAGCGTGTTGAAGATGCGGCCCCGCTCGATACCGGCGGGCGCGTTCCAGACGTTGGTCTTCTGGTCGCTGCGGGCGATGCATCCCGCCACCGCGCCGCAGGGCGGCACCAGCTTCTTGCGCGAGTTGACCGGATCGCTGATCTCCAGCCATGGGTAGTAGAGCGCCGCGTAGGAGGAGTTGAAGGCCGCGTGGCTGTACATCCCTTGGCCCTTGCGAAAGTCGACCGCTTCGAGCGGCTCCAGGTGCATGGGCGTGTCGGCGATGAACAGCAGATCCTTGCGCCCCTCGGCATAGGCGATTCCGGCGTTGATCACCGGCACCGTAGTGACGCCGGGGACCATCAGCAGGTTCAGGGCGTCGATCTCGTCAAAGCCATAGAGGCCGGTATGCTGCGAGGGATCGCCGATGAAGTCTGCATCGGTCAGATCGGTCAGCCCGTTGTCGCCGCCGGTGAGCGTGAACACGCCCAATGCCGGACGGTCGCCGGGCGTTCCCGACGTGGCGGCCAGATCCTGCACCAGGATGAAATCCGAGCGGTCGTTGATCGCCAGCTCCACATGGTTGGGCTGGGTTTCGTCCATGCTCAGATCCTTGAACACCTCGACCACATCACCTTTGTGCCGGACCACCAGGTTGAAATGGTTGGCCGGATTAAGGGAGCCGTCCTCGATGGAGACGGAGAGCCGGTCGCCCCAGACGCCTTCGTTCACGGCTTCGATCCGCAGAGCGTCGGCGGGCGTCGCCTCCCGATTCTGCAGGACGATGGAAGACTTGAGCGCCGTCAGCGTGTCCCGGTCGGTGGGATCGGTGAGATGGGCGATGCGGTTGACATAGAGAACCGAGCCGCCGTTATCGAAAAACGCCCGGGCGGCGTAGGCCAGATAGCTTTCGTTGATGTAGGAGCCGAAACGGTTGATGAACTGCTCCCAGCTCGTCACCAGCACGGGCTTGTTGATGGGGCCTTTCTCGGGCACACCGACCATGGCGGCCGACGAGGTAGAGATCTGCTTCACATAGAAACTGAAGTCCGTTTCCCGGGTGTAAATCCCGGGCGATAGATAGGTCGGCATGGTTATTTCCTCCGCTTGCTGGTGGTCTTGGCCTCATCGGTTCCGGCGTCCTCGGTCGCCGTGAGCGTTTCCGGTTCCAGGGTTGCGCCGCCGGTCAGGTCGGTGAGACGCACCAGGCCGCGTTTTCCGGCTGTCCGGATCTCGGCGGAGAGGTCCTTGCGGGCGATGCTCTTGCGCTCTCGCGGTCCGAGGTGGACGGTTCCCTGGCCAGAGAGGTTGAACGTCAGGGGTTGAAACTGCAGATTTCTGATTTCGATCACGGTTGTTCTCCTTTACGGTTGAATGGTTCGTTGTTCTGTCACGTCGCCGTGAAACTGGAAGGTCCGATCCCGGATCAGCTGACCGTCGCGCAGGTCGCCGTCGTACACCGGGCAGGATTCGATGCGGATGCGTCCGGAGCTCTGCCGGAGATTGGAGAGGTTCACCCGGGCCAGACCGCCCAGAGGAACCAGTTCCGTGAGGTTCAGGCTGCCCTGGTCGGCGATGACGATCACCGGGTGGAGTTGGATAAACCGCGACACCGACTCGTGAAACTCCAGCAGCTCAGACTCCCGGCCCACGGTCACCACCAGATCGAAATCGAGGTGATAGAGCCGGGGAAATCGACACTCCTCGAAACTCAGCTCCGCGACATTCTTCTCGAACAGGCGGCTCTGGCTGCGGCGAAAACGGTCTTCCGTCAGCTTCGGCCCCTGGAGGATGACGCTGGGGGTGCGCTGGACCTCGAACAGGTCATCCGGGAACACCAGCACGGTGTCCGGGTGGATGACCTGCTTGGCCAGGCGGATCAGTGTTTCTGTGACGGTCTGTATCGTGCTCAAGGGACGCCTCCGTTTTCTGCCTGGTTACTTACCGGAAGCGCTGGCGATGTGTCGGAGGCTCAAAGCGCGGAGCGGATCG